ATGACTATCATCCAAAACGCGACGAACTTCAAAGACCTTATCGAAAATGAGACTAAGCGCGAGCGCGAACAAACGCCAACGTACAGCATCCATCTTTTCGCATCGGACCTTTCGGACGGCGACCACGTTACCCTAAATTTTGAACAACATGACGGCGAGTCGATCACGGCGTTTCAAAAACGAATCGCGCGGGTAATCGGCATTATTAATGAGCTATACGACAACTCGCTTGGATACCGTCGCTCGCTGTTTGATTCGATCTACGCGGTGAAGACAACTGACTTTAAGATCCGCTGCAACTTCGATGGTTTCGAAAATACGAACAACCTGTGGAAATAAGCGGGGGTTGCAATCATGTGCGCGAAACCACTACAGAGAAAAACGCTTGACGATCTTGACGACAAAGAGGAACGGATTTTTGTACTTTTGGCCGATGGTCAGTCGCTGCAGAAAATAGCTGAGGCCGTCAAGTGTAGCCGACAGTTTCTGATGAAATGGTTGCGCTATACGTCGGAGCGGTACAAGCGTTACGAAGCGGTTAGAGAAGATGCGGCACACATGCTAGCCGATGACATTGTTGCCGGTGCCGAAATGACGCTTGAACGTGCGATGCAGGGTAAGGCTACAAAGATCGAAGTTTCAGCACAGCAGCTTGTGGGCCAGAATAAAAAGTGGCTTGCCGGTGTCTGGAACGCGAAGTACAAGGATGGGGCGCAAACAACGGTCAACGTCGATTTGGGCTCGTTATTCCTGACCGCGATGCGCAACCCCGTAACGCCAGTGCACGAGATTAAACGCGAGCTAGAAACGGGCTCCCAGTGGGCGCAAATAACGCCTACTGTAGACGCTCTAGAACATCAAAAAACGCATGACCGCGCGCCCCAACTTCCCACAACTGAGAAACAGCTTAGGGATATGGAATTCAAGGTGATTGAAAATGAAACAGTACATTCGCAACACGTGGCGTCTGCGCCTACACCGACGAAAGGTGACAAAGTGACACTAGACGAACTGATTGCCAACGCTCAGGCGACCGATATAGCGGACAGCTTGAAGATCAACGATGCTGAGCTATTTGGAACACCTGCAAATCCCGCTGAGCCAACAATTAATCCGGTGCAGACTCAGCATATAGAGAAGCCCGTTCCTCAGCAATCGCGTACAGTGCAACAGCCTGTTAGACGTGTGCTTAATGCTCCGGTGTCTCGAGTAGCTACGCGGATCGGGAAGTAGAACACTGTCGATCGTGTGCACGCTCAGCAGATACGGCCTACGGCCGGTTTCGCTACCGATGCACGATTACGGCGACGACGTGAAATAAGGCAGCAGCGGACGGTACACGGGCTCAAACAAGCTGAGATGGCGTCGAAATACGCTCAACGGGCCCTGCTCGGACCTGCCTGCAACGGATTCACCCTGCTGCAACGGATTTAGACAGCGGAAACCTGATTTGGGTAGGGAAACACGCACTCTCACACACTGGTAGCGGATGCGCACGTATTTGGCTTTGACGGGACACGATTTACCCGTGCGCCATTTATTCCACGTTACGCGATCTGTCGTCGTAATGCGCGATATAGGCAGTTGACTGGTCCACTACTCCCGATCCTGCTCGTCGTCCCGTCATCATCGGCCAATGCTCCAACCTTACAGCGCGATCCGCACATAATGCCAGTCAACCTTACAGCACTTTTAGAGTGATACTGCTTTTCCTTTATTAATCAATGCTTTGAGCCAACATTACATCGCTTACACGCTTTACATAATAGCGTCTAACGAATTTTGGGCCACTTTGCGGCTGCTATCTGCGTGATGTCGGAATAAAGAACGAAGCCAACTATCGGTCGCGGTTATTAATTCGCGATGCGGGATGATTGCCTAGTCCAACGCCGAAACTACGAACGATTAACATTCTCATTCGTTTCTCGATTCTCATACGCATCTATCGCGATGCAGTGCGGCACCCCCTCCCCTTAATCGGAGGGCCGGGGCGAGTTTGGGAACACTCCCATATCTATGTGCAGTATCCCCCAAAAAATTCCGTATCAACTTAGCAAAAAACCCGGTCTTTGTCCACTTCCTACACCCCGCGCACAAAAAAATTTATTAATTGAGAAAATATTCCTATGGCCCGCACTCGCAAATCACAACCAAATAAATCCCATTCAGATAAACCGAACCTCTACTATTCGGAAGTCCACGAATGCTATCTACCTATAGGGCAAACAGAACCCAGCGAATACGTTCCAAACCCGATCCACGTAAAAGTGCATACACCTAAGCCGTATCACGCTTACTTCTCAATGGACGAGGTTGAAACGGCAGTCGAATGGATGGGGCAACAAGTGGCACTACACGGCGTGAAAGCCACCCTTACTCTCAACCCACAATAACAGAGGCAGTCATGCTACTTGATGACCGCAAAGAGCATACAAAACCAGATGGCAAGAGAGTGAAAATGCGATATACCAACAGGGAGCTAATTGAATATCATTTTTCAACCTTGACAGATATTCTTTCTAATACAAACGACAGGGGAGTAGTTATTGATTCTCTGTTGCGCAAACTATCCGAACTCAAAAGGTTGTAATCATGGAATTCCTACACGCCATAGGCTACACAGTCTTCGGTTTCATTGTAGGCGGCGGCTCATTTTTGTTCGGCCGCGACCTATTCCGGTTTGTTAAACGCAAACTCAGCCAACTTCATCCGACTGTAATTCCCGCATTCTCATCTGAATCATACAAAGAATTACCGCAGGCTCCGGCCGAATGGTATGTAAAACACTGGCGCGCCCGACTACGCGATAACGAAGCATCGCGGAGTCAATTAGATGGCGAACACGCACACGAACAGCCTACCAAGTGATAACAATCCGTTTGTAGAGTTCAGATCCCGCTACTATCACGATCCTTGTCTATTCGTTCAAGAGGTATTAGGAGCCGAACCCGACGACTGGCAACGACGGTTTCTGAACGCTATTGGTGAGGGTAAACGGAAAATCTCTGTCCGCAGTGGTCACGGCGTTGGCAAATCAACGACAACAAGTTGGGCCGCTATCTGGCATTTTTATACTAGGTTCCCGCAGAAAACGGTTATCACCGCCCCTACTTCTGCGCAGCTATACGACGCCCTCTATTCTGAGCTAAAGGCTTGGATGAAGAAAATGCCGGACGTGCTACTCGCCATGGCCGACATCAAGACCGACCGTATCGAGTTTGGACCGGCCCCCGAAGAATCGTTTATCTCGCTCCGTACATCACGGCAGGAACAGCCGGAAGCGTTGCAAGGTGTGCACTCGGAAAACGTGCTGCTGATTGGCGACGAGGCATCCGGTATTCCAGAGGCGGTTTTCGAAGCCGCATCCGGCTCTATGTCGGGACATAACGCCTGCACGATCCTACTCGGCAACCCTACGCGTAGCTCTGGCTTCTTCTATCAGACCCACTGCGGTGTAATCTCGGGCGAGTGGTTTACGCTCAAGGTTGACTGTCACCAAAGCGTGCGGGTCTCCAAGGAGTACATTCAGGAACAGGCACTACTATTTGGCGAAGATAGCAACGCTTTCCGTATTCGTGTACTTGGGGAATTCCCGCTCTCTGACGACGATACGGTTATTCCGATGCACCTTATCGAGTCGGCAATTGATCGCGACGTTAGAGAAACACCGGACACTAGACCCGTATGGGGGCTAGACGTTGCGCGATTCGGTACTGACCGAACAGCCCTATGTATCCGGCACGGAAACGTTGTCCGGGACAATATCGAATGGTGGTCGGGCCTCGATACGATGCAGACCGTAGGCAAGATCAAGCACCTATACGACAACTGCACGTATCAGGAGCGGCCGCTAGAGATACTGGTGGACGTTATCGGGCTCGGTGCCGGTGTTGTAGACCGGGGCCGCGAAATGGGCCTCCCGGTGCGCGGGGTCAACGTTAGCGAAGCACCAGCGCTAGGCGACAAGTACATCAATCTGCGGGCGGAACTTTGGTACAAGTGTCGCGAGTGGTTGGAAACACGGGCAGTTAAGCTACCAAACGACAACCAGCTAAAAGCAGAATTAGCGACCGTCCGTTACGATTTTCAATCGAGCGGCAAAATCAAGATTGAATCCAAGGCCGATATTAGGAAGCGTGGCGTCCGCTCCCCCGACATTGCGGATTCGCTGATTCTTACATTTGCTTCGGATGCGGCAACCGCGGGCAATCCAGCGTCGTATATGTGGAATTCTAAAAAGCCGCTTCGCCGTAATGTTCCGCGCGTCGCCTAGGCAGGGTCCAATTTAATACAGTATCTACCATGATACATACTCCGTAGTTGTGCTTCGGCGGGGGTAAATGGCTTCCCCCCGTCCTTTTTCCATATTCAATGGTTGCCCTATGTTTAAGCCTAAAGACGCGGGGACGACCCGCCATCAAGACACAAAAGAATCAAAATCCGCGACCAAGAAAACGGGCACGTTCGCCGATAAATCAAACAAACTTGGTCACGGCGGGCGCGCTACCCAACGTGCGAAAAAGAATGTGCCGGACGGCGTGATTGGCGAAATCGCACGCTATAAGGGCGCGACTCCCAGTCAGCCGAATTTTCACGGCAAGCAAGGCAAAGCCACAAAGAAGTAACAACACCAGTGCATTCGCACCTCTTCTTTCATTAAGGTAAGCATCATGGCAATTAAAAACTGGCTGGCTGACAGCTATGCAACTCATGGCAATTCAACATCTAAATCAATCCCGAAGTCGGGGACGAGTTGGGACCGCGACGAAAAGCCACTTAAGGCAGTGGCAAACAAGGAAGGTTCCAAAATCACTCGCCAAGGCGATAGCTCAGGTGGCGGACGCTCGACTATTTCGAAGAATACGCCGGTCGATTCGAAGGCTGCGCGAAATAAGACCGCTATGGGTCTCATGAATCCTGAAAAAGGCAATGGCAACCCCCGCACCGCCCCGAAAGCAAATCAGAAGCGCGGTTCGTATTAAGCAATAACGCAGGGTCACGACTACCCCTCATCCACTGAGGGAAACATGGCACGACGCCGACGCATGAAAGCGCCAGTACAAGGCGGAAAAGACTTGTTCAATACGCCAAGTAAGGCGATGCAAAACGGGTCGCAACCTTGGACTCAGCGTGGAATACAAAAACAAGGTGGAGAATACGACGGTTCAACGCTTCACCAAGGAAACGACTACTTTGACCGACTAGAAAAAATTGACGATTACCCGGCTGGCGCAGATCGCGCACAGCAAGGTGCGGTCAACAGTGGAAACTTTCGAGCTGAACCGCTAACGGATGAGGAATTGGGCTCCATCATCCAGCAACAGCTAACGGACGCCCGAACATTCATTGATTACGAAGTCGGGCCACTTCGTGCGCACGCTACGGAAGCCTATAGAGGGCACGTAGAAGTTGTGGAACCGGGACAAGGTGACTCCGGATACGAGGATGCAGCATTAGACCCGGCAGGACGCTCGCACATCAGCAGCCGCGACGTTCGGGACACGATCCTTGGAATGATGCCCGACCTAATGCGTATGTTCACGTCCTCGAACGATATCGTGGAGTTTGAACCGAAGGGCCCGAAAGACGTTCCTTTTGCTGAACAGGCTACGGACTTCGCTAATTACGTGTTCACGCGTGATAACGATGGATTCGGAACACTGTACGCGGCAATCAAAGACGCACTCGCATACAAAACCGGCATAGTTAAAGTTTGGTACGACGATTCCGAAATCGTCCGCACTGAAAACTATTCCGGTCTTGATCCGGTTGCCCTCGACCTACTTGAAAAAGACGATGATGTTGAGGAAATCTCGGTAATCAAGGAATACGACATTACCCCGGACATGTCGGCGCTTCCTATTCCGATCATTGACGCCAAAGTTAAGCGGCGGACAAAGAAAGGGAAGATTCGAATTGAGTGTGTGCCGCCCGAAGAATTCTTGATCGACCGGCGCGCCCGTAGTCTCGAATGCGATACGCCTAGTGCACGTGGCTTTAACGTTGTGGCGCATCGTCAGATGATGACGACCTCTGAACTAGTAGCCCTTGGCTACGATGAGGACGTGGTACGCGAACACGTAACGAGTAACGAACTCGATATGAACGTGGAACGGATCGCGCGCCAGCCTTGGGCACGAACCGTAGGCGGCTTCGAGGGCGCTAATCCAAGCCTGCAACGTGTTCTTTACTGCGAAGCCTACGCATGGGTTGATTCCGATGGTGACGGCATTGCAGAGCTACACAAGGTTTGCACGCTGGGCCCGTCTTTCAAGATCGTGGCACGCGAGCCCGTGGACTTTATCCCGTTCGCTGTATTCCATTGCGATCCGGAGCCGCACACGTTCTTTGGACAGTCGATTACCGACGTCACGGCCGACCTGCAACGGATCAAAACGCAGGTTTGGCGCGATAGCCTCGATTCGCTCGCTCAGTCGATCCGCCCGCGTATGGCGGTCGTTGAAGGGCAAGTGAATTACGACGACATTCTAAACAACGAAACCGGGGCCGTGATTCGCATGCGCGCGCCGGGGATGGCTCAGCCGCTTATCACCCCGTTTGTGGGTCAAGACGCGTTTGGAATGATCGAGTACACGGACACGGTGCTTGATAAGCGTACAGGCGTCTCAATGCAGTCTATGGGGCTGTCCGCTGATACGTTGCAATCGACTACTGCTTTAGCTGTTCAACAGCAAGTTAGCGCGAGCCAAGGCCGTATCGAACTCATTGGACGGATTCTGACAGACGGACTCCGACAAGTGTTCAAACTCATTCTGAACCTGAGTTGCAAGTATCAGGATAAACCGCGCACGATCCAACTGCGTGGAGAATGGGTAGACGTTGATCCGCGTTACTGGAATGCGGATATGTCTGTAAATATCAATGTCGCACTTGGCACCGGTACGGCTCAGCAAAAGATTCAGGCACTGGTACAGATCGCAGCAAAGCAGGAAATGCTACTGCAAACGCTTGGACCGCAAAACCCACTCGTCAATCTCAGCCAGTATTCGACAACTCTGGCAAAGATCGTTGAACTATCCGGGTTTAAGAACGCTGGCATGTTCTTTAATCAGATTCCGGGTAACCAACCGCCTCCCCCGCCCCCGCAACAGCCAGCCCCCCAGTCTGACCCGGACATGATTCGGGCTCAAACGGAACAGCAGACGGCGACTCAGAAACTCCAATTAGAAGCGCAACGCCTACAACTGGACCAACTGAAAGCGGCTCAGGAGGATCAACGCCTACGCGAGAAAGATGCAGCACAGATTGCATTGCAGCAATACGAACTTCAACTGAAGTATCAAGCCAAGTTGCAGGATTCAGCAATCAATCAGATGCGTGAAGACACACATAACCAACGTGCGCAAGACACGGCATTAATGCGTGACGCTATGCAACACGTAGCTGATGCGCATGCAAACGTCTACAACGCAACATCACAGTTTCAACAGCAGCCAAACCCGGAGCAAGCCGGATTTTAATCGGTGGTTACCATGAGTCAGCAAACTAAAGAACAGCAAATCGCGCTGGGTCAGAGCGCAAAGCAACTTATCGAAAATCCTGCTTTTCAGGAAGCTATCCGGCGAATGGAAAAGCAGTTTTATGAAGAATGGCGAAAGGCTACGACCGCAGAGCAACGCGAACGTCTGTATCTCCATATTTCAGTTCAACGCACTTGGTTTAATTGCCTGAATTCTATTTTGGGTGACGGCCAAGTGTCGGCGCAGGCTATGGCTGCTGCACGCGGCAACACCCGTTAATTCGGCCAAATATGTACCTACGACGGTAACACATCCGCCGCTCCCCTATCGCTCCAATTTTATTAAGGAAAAGGCAAATGACAACGCAAGCCAATACTCCGGGCTCCGGAACTGGTGTTGATTCAGCCAAAAACGCAATTGAAGCGCTGTTGACTGACGATCTACAGATCGGCAATACCAACACGCCTCGCAAAGAAGAAAAAAGCAATGTTGAAACCCGCGAAGGACACCCGGAAACGGACCCTAATGAAAGTGAGGAAGAAACTGAGCATCTAGACGAATCTGAACACGACGAAGACTCCGATACTGACGACGGTCAGCCGGATGAATCGGAAGGTGGCGACGAGTCGAACACTGAGGAAAGCGATAACCATGATTTGGTTAGCGACGATACCACTTTCTCAATCCGCGACGGCGATAAGGAAGTTCCGGTAACGCTCGCTGAGCTAAAGAAAGGCTATACGCGCCAAAGTGATTACACGCGAAAGCTCCAAGCACTTGCCGAAGATCGAAAGACGTTAGGCAATGAAGCACAAGCGGCGCAATCTGAACGCGAACAGTACCGGCAAGGGCTCGCGCAGATTGCGGAGCTATATCAGCAGATGACGCCGCAGGAACCTACACAAGCGCAGTGGGACGAGCTACAGGCTACGGACCCGCAAACGTGGTTGGTTCAGCGCGCGCAGTGGCAAGACCACAAAGACCGCATGTTTCAAATCGCAAATGAATATCAGGCACTGACACAACGTCAACAAGCCGATATGCAACGCAGGCTGGCTGCGCGTATGGCCGAAGAATCCGAAAGGCTCAGTGCAGCTTTCCCCGAATGGAAAGATAAGGGTAAAGCACAGGCCGGTAAGCAAGCTATCCGCGAATACGCGAACACGCTTGGTTATTCGGACGACGAGATTAACTCGACCACCGACCATCGCATCTTTGTATTAGCCCATAAGGCAATGATGTACGACCGACTAGCCGGAAAGGGTAAGCCTGTTCCGAATAAACCAGCGTCTACAAAAATTGTCCGCCCGGGTACCGCCGCCACTGCTCCTAACTCGAAACGTTCGGAAGTGACGGACGCACGCAAACAGTTACGCAAGACCGGCAAGGTGGACGACGCCGCGCGCTTGTTTGAAAAACTTCTCTAAAGATCATTAGGCAATATCATGGCTCAATCTTTTAACACTTACGACGCACGCGGCATTCGTGAAAACCTCGCCGACGTTATCGTAAACATTAGTCCGGTGGATACGCCGTTCCAATCGAACATCGGCAAGACGACAGCAACCAATACGTATTTCGAATGGCAAGCAGACGCCCTCACTGCGCCTAACCCGAATAACGCAGCCCTTGAGGGTGCTGATGCTGGCGCGGATACGAGTACTCCGACGAGCCGTATCGGCAACTACACGCAAATCAGCACGAAGGTTGTGCAGGTGTCGGGCTCTCTGGAAAGCGTTGATAAGGCTGGCCGTAAGTCGGAACTCGCTTACCAACTGGCTAAGCGCGGCTCGGAACTGAAACGCGATATGGAAAGCATCCTGACGGGTAACCATGCAGCTACTCCGGGTTCGGATACTACGGCGCGCAAGACCGCAGGTTTCGAATCGTTCATTCTCGACGCTAACTCGAACCGTGGCACCGGCGGTACGGCTGGCACGTATTCGGGTGGTATTTCGGCAGACAGCGGACTTCCAACCGGGTACGTGAATGGCGCTCCGACCGATGGCACGGCACGCCCCATTGACGAATCCATGCTTAAGGACATGCTCCAAAAGATGTGGCTGAACGGTGGTAAGGCCGACATGGTGATGGTTGGCGCACATAACAAGCAGGCTATTTCCGGCTTCTCGGGTATCGCTACGCGCTTCCTCGACGTTGAAGCTGGCGCACAAGCCGAAATCATCGGAGCTGCTGACGTGTACGTGTCGGACTTCGGCACTGTTGCAATCGTCCCGAACCGCTTCCAGCGTCAGGGCGTCGCACTTGGCGTTGACGTGGAATACGCGGCAGTTGCGTACCTGCGTAACTTCCAAATGAACCAACTGGCAAAGACGGGCGACAGTGAAAAGCGTCAACTCGTCGTGGAATACGGCCTCAAGGTTCAAAACCCGATGGCACACGGCGCTATTGCTGACCTCGCTACCTCGTAACTCTCCCGGTAGTGGCATCTAACACAAAGGGGGCTTCGGCCCCCTTTGTCGTATCTGAGGCAAAACAATCATGATTGTAAAGCATTTTGAGTCAGTGCCGGAATTCGGTATTGAGCGGTATTGGCATTACGACGAACACACGGATACGGCGACGATTGAAAATCGCCAGAATCATGACCCGGTTCTAGAGCGCAATAAACAGCGCTTCAACTCGATAGACGAACGCACGCGTTGGGGCGATTTTACAAAGGTAGCATCCATTCCGCTTGTCATCTATCAAGACCTGAAAGCGAAAGGCATTGCCGACGACCCAAGCGCGCTAAAGAAGTGGCTTAACGATCCGGAAAACGTCTACTTTCGCACGCGTCCCGGCAAGGTCTAATCATGGCGATAGATACATACGATGGACTATGTGCGTCTATTGCTGACTTTCTGAATCGTCGCGATCTAACCGCACAAATCCCTGACTTTATTCGGCTCGCTGAGGCAGCAGTAGATGCAGACGACCGGTTTCGAATCCTGCCAGCCATTACACGCAGTCAAGCCCTAATCGACGGATCGCAAGCGGACCAATGGGGGCAATACTTCCTACCGATCCCGCACGATTACCTGTCAATGCAGAACTTCCGGGTATTAGACCTCCCTCCCCCGGCTCGTATTGAACTCGTTACACAAACGCAGATGGATGACTTGCGAACGACTCAGCGAGTTGGACCGCCCCGCTATTACGCGTTGGCCGGGGAAACAATGGAGTTGCTACCGGCCCCGCCTACGGGCATAGATTACACGGTTCAGATGGTCTACTACTCGAAAGTTCCAGCGCTCAGCGTGGACAATCAATCTAACTGGTTGCTGCGCCTTAATCCAAATGTCTACCTATACGGGGCTCTTATTCATAGCGCTCCGTATCTGAAAGACGACGAGCGCATTATGGTTTGGAAATCTCAGTATGAGCAACTGGCAGAAAATCTCAATGCTGCTGATGGTCGCGCGCAATTCAGTGGTTCAACAATGAAGATGCGGACGCGTCAACGCTACCGCTAATAAAGGAATCTAATCATGGCTCTTTCAGCAACTATTGAGCAAGCCATTCTGAAACACTTTTTGGGTGTTCAGGCTTATACGATGCCGACGACGGTATACGTTGCTCTGTTTACGACGACTCCGACTATGCCCGCTGGTACTGGTGGCGTTGAGGTTTCGGGCGGTGCTTATGCGCGACAGCCGATCACATGGACTGTTACGGGTTCCGGCCCGGCGACTGCAAATAACAGCGCTCTGGTTACGTTCCCGACCGCGACGGCGAACTGGGGGACGATTATGGGGGCCGGAATTTACGACTCCCTGACCGGGGGAACGCTGATTGATGCGGGCCAGCTCCAAGTATCGAAGATTATCGGCACCGGCGACGTGTTCGCATTCCCGGCCGCTAACTATACGATTAACCAGTCATAACGGGTGACGTATGGCTAACTTTGGTTACGGGGGCTTTCTCTACAGCCGGGGGCCATACGGTGTAAACACGGTACAGGCAGGGGCGGTAGGGTCCGCGTGGGGGTCTACAAGCTCTCTAACGGCCTCGCGTAGGCCAACCGTGCAGATGCCAGCAGAAACGTGGCGTTGGTCCTCCACGTCGGCGGATAGCGCCATGCAATCGGGCGAACTGTCAAGCAACTGGACAAGCACGGACGTAATCTCCGGGCATGCGATCGTTGTAGCGCTCACGGCTAGCAACGGCGCGTGGGCTTCGATCATAGACGGTCAAACGGCAAAGGCCGGAACCACTGTTAGCGCGTGGAGTTCAGCAGACACGGCAATTGGTTCTCTACGCCCGTCGGGTGTTGTCCGCGACTCTGGAACATGGGTCTCCCATCTTGGCGGTGCGCTCGTCCTCGACGGGGACACTACCTCAGCTTGGCCCTCAACAAGTCAAGCATCGGGCATGCGTACGGCAGCGGGAGTCATGTACGAGTTTCTATTCAACTACAGCACAAGTAGAGGAAAGATCACGGCTAACGCCGTTGAATATTCCGATTGGATAGTAGCCAGTATCCGCATTCCAAGCATTCGCGTTTTCGGCAAAGAACACGCGGACTGGAATTCTGATTCCGAATCGAGCGGTCGTCTGCTTTGGGAAAACACGCCTCCCCCACTAGATCCCGATTGGATCACTCAAACGATTGGTCCTGACATTTGGACCCCTGTACATAAATAAGAGGTGATACGGTGGCAGATACTTTTACACCATTCCTAAACCTTACCAAACCCGAAGTGGGCGGAGACCCCGATACATGGGGCACACTACTTAACTCCGATTTGGATAAGATCGACGCTAATGCAGCGTTGAATATGCCGAAATCCGGCGGCACTTTTACCGGACAAGTTACTATTTCTGGCGCATCCCAGGGTCCGCTTATTCTTGCGTCAACCGGTCAGTATTGTGGCGTTGTAATTAGCGGAACTGGAAACGGAACAGCGTATAGTCCCCGAATCCAGACTAACGCCGATCCCAATGTTAAATCAATTGGCATCGTCAACGGCGCAAACACCGCATACAACTTGCTCGTCTACGATGATGGCCGAGTCGTGGTTCAAAACAATAACCTAACCGTAGGGTCAGCAGTTTATCAAACCGACGGCAACATTAGCGGACCTGTTTGGGGTGGCCCAATATCTTCATGGCTTGCAAATAACAAGGCGCAGAAAACGGGCGACACAATCGGCGGACGGTTTAATTTTGCGAAACAAGGCTGGCAGGCCGACCTGCAACTGTCGAATCTAATCGGAACTGGTAACGCTAACGTGTTTCTCCGGGCCCGTCAAGGTGGCGGCCTTGAGATTATAAACAGCAACTACAATGCCGTTCCTTGGCAATCTGATGACAGTGGACAGACTTGGCAGCAAAGCAATCTGAATGTAGGTAACGCGAGATTCCAGACTGACGGCAATCTGTATATGCCGTGGTATGGCGGATATCTCAGTGATGCACTTGGAGCCAAGGCTAGCGCAGGCGCTCAATGCGTTTATGCATCCGGTCAAGTCGAATTTGATTATGTAGGCTCGGTAAATAGCAACATTCACGGACAGATCGACATGAATAACCCATGGGTTTCTAACGGTCTGCGCGTCAACGCGTCAACGTCGTCCATTACCGCGATTTGGCAACGTGCTATTTGGCTCAGAAACCAATAAGAGGTAAGCACCTATGGCAATGGAATACTCCACCCTATTTACACAGGATCACATGGTCCTGTGTCTTCAACGGCTCTATCCTGCACTCGTTGCGGGCAAGGACTACAGATGCCTAATTCATCTGGATGCTAACGGAAATCGTACCGGCAACCCGGAAATTGCGTTTTGGCGTAGCACGGCAGTACAGCAGCCGCCTAACGAGGCTGTGCTGGCATTCTTCAAATCTAATGAGGCTCTAATTCGGGCGGACTACATTCGGCAGTTTCGGGACATGGAACTTGCGGCAACAGACGGTCTCGCAAACACACCGTCCGATGCACCTCCGGATGTACAAGCCCGCGCCGATGCATGGAAGGCATACCGCCAAGCGTTACGCGATATAACGACTCAACCGAGCTTCCCCATGAATATCACGGTTCCACAGAGACCTGACAACCAGTAACAAACGAGATAGCAGCATGTCATTACAACCTGCAATTGATATAGCCGCGCTAAAAACTCGCGTTGACGGACACGACGATGCCATCACGACAATGGGTCGTCGTCTGGATAGAAACGAGGAAGCGGTTATTAAGCTCCGGGAGCTAATGTCACAAGTAGCAACGCGCGACGACGTTGCAAATCTACGCGACACTGTACAAACCCAGTTCTTTAAGCAACTTACCGAAGCCAGAAACTCGATTCCGGGAAAGGTAGCCGCGTTATGTGCCGTTATCTCTCTGCTGGTTGGGCTCGCCGGTTTTCTGGCTGGTCACAGATAAGGGATTGACATGCACTTTATTCGCATCCTACTTACGGAACGCGACAATAAAAGCCCTTGCATAGTTCGCTTTATGTGGGTTGTCGTTTTTATTCACTTGCTCGCCCTAACAGGATTCGCACTATTTAAAGGCCAACCTTTTGATTTTGGCGCCGACGTTCGCGCATGGTGTGAATTCTTAGCGTGCGCATCACTTGGCATTGCAGGCAAAGCACTAACAGAGAAGAAAGAATGAGGTAACGTTTTATGGCTCTATTCCCCGTCGCACTCCCTCCGGGCGTATATGCAAACGGCAGTGAGTACGAATCTAAGGGGCGTTGGCGACGGGCTGAAATGTTGCGTTGGTATAACGGTTGCCTCCGTCCTATTGGAGGCTGGCAACGGTTTACCTCTCAACCATTACCAGAGCCTGCACGCGCCCTACTCACGTGGCGAGATAACAAAGGTACTCCACGTTGCGCACTTGGATCTGCTAACAAGCTGCTCTACACCGGCGGATCAATCTTTACCGACATTACCCCCGCAGGATTGGCACCGGGCAACGTAGATGCTTACGTCGGTAATGGCTACGGTTCCTCGTCCTACAGCACTGAAACATACGGCACCCCGCGCACTGGCGCATCCAAGGTAACCGGCGCTACTACATGGTCGCTCGATAACTTCGGGGAAGACCTGCTAGCGCTCGATACGGACGATGGGCGTCTGTTCTCATGGTCGCCTACCAAGCAACAGGCTACAGCCCAGCTTGTAGCGAATGCGCCTACCGGATCGGTATCCATGTTCGTGACAACAGAGCGCATGTGTGTGCTGCTCGGCACTGGTGCCAATCCCCGGGAAATCATGTGGAGTAATCAGGACGACTACACCAACTGGACGATTGACGAGACCACAACCGCAGGTGATTTGCAGCTACACACTAACGGCGTCCCGATGGTCGGGGTTCGCGTTCCGGGCACACACCTTATCTTCACGGATACCGACGTTCATGCACTGAACTACGTTGGTTATCCATACGTATACGGTACTCAACTGCTTTCCTCGTCGTGCGGCCTTATCGCTCCGAAAGCGCTAGCTGCGACAACCAACTTTGTAGCGTGGATGGGAAACCGGAATTTCTACCTATACAACGGCACGGTTAAGCCGATCCCGTCTACGGTAGCTGAGGCAGTTTTCGACAACCTGAACGTCCAACAGAAATCGAAGGTATGCGCTGGCATCAACAGCACGTTTTCAGAGGTGTGGTGGTTTTTCCCCTCCACCAATAGCAAGGAAAACGACTCATACGTTTTCTGGAATTACAAAGAGGATCATTGGGGGCTAGGTATTGGCGTGCTTGGGCGGACTGCTTGGTCTGACCGTGAAGTGTGGCCCTTCCCTATCGGTGCCGGTTCGGACAAACAGCTATACGAGATGGAAAGCGGGTGGACCGATGCCGGTATTACTCGGGTTGGCAAATACAAAGCGTATTCCGGACCAGTAGACATTGGGGCGGGCGACAGCGTGCTTTCAATTACTCAGGTGCTGACCGACGAGAACACGGGCGGCGGAGACTACGACCTCAGTTTTATAACGAAGCAGACGCCTAACGGACCAGCTGAGAATTACGGCCCTTACACGATGCGAGCAGACGACGGCTATACCGATGTTCGGTTTACAGGCCGCCAAGTGCAAATCCAGATCGAACCGAAAACAGACGGCCTATTCCACTTCGGGACGATTCGTCTTGATGGAAGGCCCGGGGGTCGTCGCTAATGCCACTTCAATTACCCATCCCACTCACGCCTGAAATGTCGAGTTCATGGAAATTCAAACTCGAACAGGCAGACCAAGCTAACCAAAAGATCGGAACAGACGTAATCGTTGGAGTTAAAAGCCCGCGCGATATGCGTCAGTCTCGATTGATTCTTGTCGATTCATCCGGGGGCCAGTGGTCCTTAACGGTTGATCCGACAGGCGCGCTACACACGACAAAGATACAACTATGATTACCGCCTACGATTCCCATTCTATTGATTACGTATGGTCTACCGTACAAAAGTGGCTTTCCGATAACGGTGCGCGCCTAATGCGTGGCAACGATAGCGTAGACGACGTATATGCAGCCATTAAGAACGATCACGCTCAACTCTGGAAGTACGAATCTGCTACCGGCTTGGGAATCGTAGTCACACAAATCATTAGCTATCCACGTCGCAAAGTCTTGTTTATTAAGTTCGGCACTGGATTTAACGCTAATGAATGGGCTGTTCCCATCATTACCGCTATTGAAGGATTTGCCAACTATTCCGGTTGCGGCGCAGTAGAGATTTGCGCACGCCCGGGTTGGATAAAGCTATTGCAGGAAGCGGGCTACGGATCGCGACACGTCCTGCTAACTAAAGAATTAGAGGTGACAGAATGAGTTCAGGTGGCGGCGGAACTAATACCGTGCAGCAGTCACTACCCGACTGGATGCAGAAATATGTGCAGAATAACTATGAGAAGGCGCAGCAAGTTGCGAACAACTCATATACGCCGTATCAAGGTGAAGGGGTTGCACCTCTCAATCAGCAGCAAGTGACCGGCCTTAACCAGATGTACCAAGCCGGGGCGAGTAACACGGGTGCGGCTGCGATCAACCAAGGCGTGAATACTGCAACTGGCGCGAGCCAATACAACCCGCAGCAGATTAGCTACGGCGCTCCGACGGCGCAAGATATTCAAACGCAAATAAACCCGTACCTTAAGAATGTGTTGGACACGACCAACCAGCAGATTCAACAGCAAGGCGCGATAGCAAATCAGCAAACCAACGCTAGCGCGACTGGTGCCGGTGCGTTCGGCGGCGCTCGCCTAGGTGTTCAGAACGCGTTGAATAGCAAGTACACGCAGCAGAATATTGCGAACGCTGACGCCAACATTATGAATCAAGGCTATCAGCAAGCGGTGCAGCAAGCTAATACGAATGCTCAGGGCTCAATGAACGCCGGACTGGCTAATCAAACGGCCGGGCTTCAAGGTAATGCGCAACGGCTACAGTCGGCCAACACGCTCGGGCAGCTTGGGATTACGCAACAAGGTAACGCAGCCGCTAATGCGGGCTCAATGCTCCAAGCCGGTACGGTTCAACAGCAGCAGCAACAAACGGTGGATAACTACTTGGGACAGCTTTACGGCCAACAACAAGGTTCGGGCGAACGTCAGCTACAAAACCTCATGGCCGGTACATACGGCGGCAATCCGGGTTCAACGACAACGCAACCGGTTCAGAGCAACGGACTTGGTTCTACGCTCGGCTTGCTAGGCGGTCTCGGTTCAATGGTTATGAGTTTCATGTCGGATAAGAACCTTAAGGAAGACATTCAAGAGGTGGACCCGATTGAAGCGGCCGACAAATATCGCGATATGCCAGTCAGCACGTGGAAATACAAACCGGGTATTGGCTTAGGTGATGCGCAGCACATTGGACCAATGGCGCAAGACTTTGCGTCCGCGTTTGGCGGTGATGGCCACACGATTAGGGTTCAAGATGCTATTGGCTCGCAGGCGGCCGCAATCAAGGGTTTGGCTCAGCAAGTCGCGCACATGAATAATCGCCTATCGAAATACGACGGCAAGAGGATTTAAACATGGCTTACGATCCAAATCTAGCCTATAACATGCGCGTCCAACAGGCGCAGCAAGCAGCGGACAGAGCCTATCGGCAACAGCTTTCTCAACTGTATCAACAGGCACGGGGAAGCGGCAACTATTCTGACGTTTATAGCCTGTTGGAGCAAGGCGGAAACCAACTACCAGCACAAAACCCGCACCAACAACCGCAACAACAAAGCGGTTGGTCGTTGTTCGGCGCTCTATCTGGAAACGGTCAACAACAAAACAGTACTGATCCGTTCTCGAATCAAGGCATGACCGGCTTGTATCCTGGTCTGCTTGGATTCCTTGGCCCTAATGCTGCTGCTAATTCAATGTTTTCGCAGTATCACGCGGCACCGGTTCAAGTGGAACACGTTTCGGGCGGGACTCAACCAACCGGTAGCCTTATTGGCACGTTCAACAATCCGGCTGCGAATCTACAGGGTTTCAACAACCCGGCAGCTAACTTGCAAGGGTTCAACAATCCGGCTCAGAACTATCAGGGCGCTAACGACCCGGCTAAAAATATGACAGGCGGCCCGGCTGTTCCCGATGCAAAGATGAGCATTAATACCGGCATCGCGATGGGTAAATAATCATGTCATTCCTCGGACCTATTGGTGATTACGTTACTTCTACGTTTCACGAAATTGGAAAGCACCCATTGCAAGCTATGGGTGCCGCGTTAGGTGTGCCCGGTTACGATCCAGCAATCGGCGGCACTTTCAACAATCATAAGGGCGGGGCATTGCTGAGCCCTACCGGTAACTTTTCATCGAGTGCTTGGAATGAAATGTATAAGGACAACCCAGACAAAACGTCCGGGCTCAATACGTTTCACTCCGTTAACAAAATCGCCGACATTATCGCCCCTCTCATTGCCGGGGGTTACGCCGCTGGCTCTGGTATCGGGACAGGTAGCGGAACCTTTGGCGGGGGCTTACTCGGGGGCGGTGGCGGTGGTTCAGGAGGCGCGGCGGGATTGATCGGGCAAGGATCGGGTACTGGTGGGCTACTAGGCTCAACCCCCGAATTCGCTATGCCCGGTGGAACCTCTGGCGTAACGATGGGCGGACTTGGTGAATCGGGTTTTGCCGGTAGTTCCGGCCCGATGACGGGCTTGTTTAGCGGTCTATCCCCTACTGCCTCGTCCGGCGCTTTCTCGTCAGGTGCAGCAGCCGCTCCAATGGGCGGGGTTACGGGCGGTAGTGGAACGAACTGGGCTTCAATGGCTCAGCAAGGTTTTAAGTTGTTGCAAAACATGGGGCAACAGCAGAACCAACAGCAGGCACAACAGCAAATGCCCCCTGCACAACTCGGGGGTGATAGCAGCGGTGCTGCTGCTCTCCAAGCCATGTCGCAACGATTGAATAATCTTTACTCAGGGGGTCGCACAAATGGCGGCTATTGATTGGTCGAATATGACCGGCCTACTCGGCAACGACGAAGGAACGGGGTTTGCCGACAAACTATCGCAGGGCGTCGGAAACCTGCTCGGCGGCGGTAACGCTGTCGGTATGGACCCCGCAACTCAACGTGCAGCAGCTAACAATGCTCTGCTTAACTTATCAATCGGCATATTGAAGGGTTCAGCCCCTTCGCTTGACGTATCGCACCGTTCGTTTGGCAATGCACTGGCTGAGGGTTTGGCCGGTGCGCAGGGAGGTTATCAAAACTTCCTTGCCAATTCGACCAACAACGCTATGAACCAACTCCGGTTGCGACAACTTAAAAACAATCTGGCATTGAGTCAGGCGTTTATGGGCGGTGGACAGGATCAAGGCGGGGCAGCTGGCCCGGTTGGACAATCTGCCCCGCAACCGGTTAAGTCAGCAGCCGCAACGGCGGGTTTTGGCTTCACGATGCCGGGCGCGCCGAACGAGCCTACGGACGCGAATCAGCCGCAATCGGACACGTCTGCACAGGCACCCGCACAAATTGCGCAGGGAACCGGCAATCCGATGGTTGATGAACTGGTTACGCGTACTGGCGTCCCGGCTCAAATCCTTGGGGCGATGCTCTCCAACGATCCTCAATCGTTTTGGAAGGTGGTCGGGCAAAACATGGCTCCGACCGAATTCGAAAAGACGGCAGCGGCAGCATACGGAAAGGGTACGGCCGAATACAACCAAGCATTGAAGGCCAAGGTAACCAAGGAAAACATGACGCCGCTACGTGCGGGTGCTGGCTACGTTGGTCCGGATGGTCAAGTGCACTACACGCTTCCGGCCCCTGCTCCCGGCCATCAATACGTGCCGAATCCTAACGGCGGCTATATGCAGGTTCCGATTGAGGGCGCACAGGCTGCAATGGAAGCTAACGCAGCGGCAACAGCACGCGGCTCGTCGCGTGGCGCTGGCTCAAACGAGGTTGTAATGGTTGATATGGCCGACGGTAGTAAAGTACCGATGACAAAAAACCAATACGCGGACGCACTCAACAGCGGCACTGCAACCGGTGCAAGCCCAATACCTGTACAGGGCGGTGGACGTGGTGCGGGGGTTATCGACAACTCTCTAGGTGGTGGACAACAGGCCCCGCAATCGGCACCTCAACAACAAGCACCGACGCAAAGCCTTATCACGTACAAGGAACCGCCCAAGCTCGCGGTTCCAATGGGTACGCAAACCCCGGGCGCGGCGGCGGCTGCATCGGCAGCAGGTTCAGCGGCGGGTAAGCAATACGCAGCGGATACGGCTGCGGCCGGTAGCTATCAGCAAACTATCCAACCTATCGTTGGTGCCCTGCACTCGTTGCAGGACATTAACACGGGTCCGCTTGCTAGTCGTATTCAGAACTTCCAATCGTCGGTTACTCAGATTGCACCGGGTCTTGCGTCATCAATTGGAATCGATCCGAAGAAAGTTCAGGATACGGACCTGTACAAGAAATACACGGCTCAGCTTGGTATGGGCTCAATGAGTGCGGCCGGTAGTCCATCGGATGCGCGGCTTAACCAAGCGGTCGCAGGTTCGCCCAACCTCGCTCTTAACAAGGGTGCTAACTATCAAGTGCTGCAAAAAATGGCCGCAGTAACGGATATGAACCAATACATTCAAGGGCAATTCCAGAATTCGGGACTCCCTGCTGAGAAATGGCCCGCGTATAAAGCACAAGCGCAAAAGCAAATGGACCCCGCCGTTTTTGCAATTGACTACATGACCCCGGAGCAGAAATCGCAATTCCGGGCAAACATGAAACCCCAACAATTGCAGAAATTCATGCGCGACTACACAACATACAAACGAAGTCAGTAAGGAGGGGTTATGCCTCAGATGGCGGATTACTCTGGATTATTCGCAGCATCCGGCGCTAAGTACGGGGTTCCGCCTCAACTACTTGGCGCTATCCAAAACGTTGAATCAGGGGCGGGTACAAATCCCGCCGTAGTTGGCCCTGCCCCTGCTATTGGTGGTGATGATCGCGCGCACGGAATTATGCAAATCATGGGTGCGAATGCTAAGGCCGCAGGCATTAACCCTAACGTTCCTGCACAGGCAGTTGATTGGGCGGCTAGGAACCTCAAACAACTGTATCAAAAGTTCGGCAATTGGGACGATGCTGTGCGCGCCTATCATGGTGGCACGAATACCGATAATTGGGGGCCGCGCACCAACAGCTATTACCAAAAGGTTAGCGCCAAGTTCGGCAGTCAACCGCAATCAATACAAGGGCCTCAACCTATGGCACTGAACACACAGGACAGCGGCCTGATTGATCCGTTTGCGGATGCTACGCCGCCACCACAGGCTAAAGCGAGTCCGCAACGCACGGGCGCTAACCAATCACAACCGCAAGTAACGACGCAAGCCGATCAAGGGCTAATCGACCCGTTCGCAGATGCAGCACCAGCACCGCAACCCGGCGCACCGGCACCGCCACCGCAGGCTCAGGCAAATCAACCGGGTATGCTTACGTCGCTCGGCGCTGGCTTGGGACACGGTTTCGGCTCAACGATGCTCGGGGCTCAACAACTTTTGGGTAAGGGACTTGCACAGGCTCCGGGGCTAATCGGTAAGGCCGGTAACTGGCTCGTCAACGATGCAACTCAGGGGATGAAAAACCTCGATACGGAGTATGCACCGGCAAAGGCTGCGAATCCGATTACTGCCGCTGTGGGCAACATCGCGGGCGAGATAGTACCGGCTCTAGCATTACCGGGCGGTGCTGGCGTTGTAGGTCGTATTGGTTCAAGTGGTGGACGGCTTGCAGCTCGTACCGCAATTGGTGCAGGCCAAGGTGCTGCAATGGGCGCCGTTCAGGGAGTGCAAAATCCGGACCAAAACTTTGCGCAACAGAAGGTTGACCAAATCAAGAGCGGCGCAATTGGCGGTGCTATTGGTGCGCCGGTTGCATCGGCTGCGGGTCGGGTATTGGCTCCCGTTGGTTCGGCCTCTATAAATGCGCTGCGGCAGGCCGGGATTACTCCGTCACTGGGTCAGATGCTTGGGCCGGTTGCGTCCAACCTCGAACAGAAAGCAACCAGTCTCCCGCTTGTTGGAAACATGATTAACTCCACTCGTCAGAATGCAGTTTCTCAGTTTAATCTTGTGGTTGGGAACGATGCGCTCGCGCCCATTGGCGCTACTCTCCCGCGTAACGTGCAAGCTGGTGCGGATATGGTTCAACACGTTGGGGACCGTATCGGACAGGAATATCAAACCATCGCGCGAAATGGTCGTGTTGTGATGGATGCACCACTGCAAAACGATATTGCGTCCCTCACTCAGGGCATTGGACAAGACGCGCCTGCACTTGCTGGACGCTTTCAAAGTATAGTCAATAACCAGTTGCTGAATAAGAACGGCGGCAATCTGAGCGGCGACGCATGGGCTAACACACGCTCGGCAATCAATGCGCAGATTCGCAATCACAGCGGATTTAACGCTAGTTCTGATGATCGTGTGATGGTGGACTATCTCCAACAGCTTCAAGACTCGATTACGTCCAACGCCGAGCATTACAGCAATCAGTCTGTGCGTCAGCAACTTGGGCAAGCTAACGCAGCATATGCTCGTTACAAGGCATTGGAGAAAGCAGCGGGCGGACCAGCAGCACAGAAGGCGGGTAACGTGTTTACTCCGTCACAACTTCAAAGCGCGATTCGTTCGGGTCAGAGTGCACAGCAACGCGCAACGTCGTCAGCTAATCAGGGGTTTTCCAACTCGCAGTTGGCTAACAACGCGCAATCTGTGCTCGGCAACACTGTTCCTGATTCCGGCACGGCGGGGCGGCTCGGATTGATGGATTTGATAACTGGCGCGGGGGCGTTGCATAACCCGATGCTTGCGGCAAAGGGTGCAGCGCTATCACTGCCCTATCTCCCGGGCGTGCGCAACGCGGTCCCGGCGCTTGTTGCTAGCCGTCCGCAAGCTGTGCGGAATCTGGCTCCGGTCGTGCGTCAAGCTCTGCCGGGTATGCTTGGCGGTCTATCGGCTCAGCAACCTCCCCAACAGCAGAATCAGGGCGTGTTGAGCGGTCTACTAGCGTACTAACTCATGGGCGGCTACTTTCGGGTAGACCGCCCTTTTTTGTTCGCGTAAGTCAAGACCCAATCTCTCAGTCAACGTCCGATCAGGTCTGAAATTGCTGCTGTCCTCACTGAATCACGGGGTGTGACCGACCGGAAGCGGTCGGTCACCTTGCTTCGAAGCGGCCGAAGCAGTCTTGACTACTCCGTATCCTTCTCATCCCAAAAATCTAATGTTCTGCCTTCCTTCAATTCGCGCTTTGCTTGCTCAACTATCTCCTTGAGCCGTTCATTGCCTTCCTTCTCAGCCAATATCTCGATTGCCGCGAACATTCCTTCTCGCATTCGGCTCGTGGCCGATCTTTTCGAAAGAGCCCCTTGCAACGTTCCAAGTGCAAACTTATAAGGGAGTGGCTCATTTATGATGTTAGCGCACAGCGTCTCGTATTCAGCTGTAACGTCTTCCCATAACTCGCCGGCGTCTGCTTGCTCGTCAAAGTGGGCAGGCGCGACTTTACTCGGCATCCGTCCGTCGAACAGGACGATCCCTGCTTTCGCGAAACTATTGGCGACAAGCTCCGAGCAAAATGAGCTATAGTCCGTTCCAGAACCCATGAAACCTTTGTTGTAGTCCTGACGGATGAAGTAAAGAGCCGCTTTCGCCACCTCCTCTCTCCCGCGCTCATCCAGACTTTTAAGGCGGATCACTCTCCAACCTTCATTGCAATTATTTAGCTCATCGGTAATCAACGAAAGGTGGACACCCTTATCGCCAGTGGAATGAATAAAGACACCGTCTCCCAAACTCAATTCCACGTGGCTTGAAACAGCCTTGGGATATAGCGCCTTCTGTGCAATGACAAGGCCGGATGAAATCTTGCTAGTGCCCGTCACTAAGAGAACATCTCCAATTAGCATCGCTTACCTTTTATTTGTTAAACAAAATAAAATGTGAAACCGCAATCGAGATCGTTGCCTTCAAAATTGCGGCCCAAGATTCTTGACGACAAAGACTGCCTTGAAAACGTAGTCGAGCGGAGATTGCCGTCAATCTAACGACGTCCGGCAAGCGTTCGCTTCTGGCCGAACTGAGTCAGACGATCTATTGATAAGGCAACACGTCCCGACTCGATAGCAGATCGAAGCGCGGCTACGGGGTCACCCGACAAAGACCCGGCGAGCCCCAATTCACGAAGATATCCAACTGCACCCGTAGTTAGCCCCGGATACTTAGGCCAATGGAGCATCAATTCTGATACGTTCGCCCGCCGTTCCGCAGATCGGGATGAATCTGAACTTGTGGAGAGCGTAGCGCGCTTGCCTAAACCTAGCTCAATGATTACGGTCATAAGAGTGGCCCCGGATGAATTCCCCCCCCACTATAACACCGAACCATTGACGGTGGATTTTCGCTCAAATCAGGCTGTTACTTTCATCAATCATGTTAACCCGATTAATGCGATGCTGTGTTTCTTGTGTCAAGTGGCCATAGTTCTTTTCGATTATTTCCACTGACGTTCCCGTGTACTTTGCAACATCGTGGATTCCAATACCCTGTTTCAGAGATTCGGTGATAAAGGTATGGCGCGCGTAGTACAGCACAGCCTCATCCATATCCATAGCGTCCCGGGACTCTCTCACTTTCCTACCCCACTCGGGAGCGGTCCATCTATTACCCTCGTCCGTCGAAAATAGCGGATCGTCTTGTCGCTTGTCCTTTACTTGTTCCTCCAACAGCTTGATAGCATCTTTTTTGAGTAGCAGAGTACGGGGGCCAGTTTTGCCTTTTGGCAACAGAAGCGTACCCGCACTCCGGTTGTAGTTCGATACGTTCGCGCTCGCCAATTCCCCGGGACGAGCTCCGATCATAAACAGCATCTTAGCGAACGTGTACAAATCCTCGGGCAACGAGTTAAGAAAGGCTATCCGCTGTTCCATCGTCAAGTAACCATCCCTGCGCGCCTCAACGTCTTCGAACATTTTTACTTTGCTCCAAACCGGGATAATCTCACTAAATTCCGCAATTTCTTTCTTCCCGTAGTTGAGCGCGGCTTTAAGACTCTTCAAATTTCGGTTAGCGCTGTCCTTGGCTGTCCGTTCCTCTTCGTCCTTCGTCCTGCCCTTCTGCCGATACTTCGGTCCTTTAAGCCGTTGAGCGTTCAGCCAGCGTTGAACATCATGGGTCGTCAACTCGCGATAGATGGTGTTACCAATAGGCAGGTTGTAGACCAGCCGTTTAAACCGCCCCTCAGCATCGGATGCAGCCTTTTCCTTGCCCTTGGATTCAAGCCAGCAAAGATAGGACTCGCATACCTGAGTGACCGTCATATCGGTGGCCTTGGCCCCGGTCTGCCTAGCTGGTGTTACCAGACTGCCCCCCGGTGTTACTAGCATCGACATTTCGGCCGCGTCCCCTCCCGTCAACACGTAGGCATCGGCCCATTGCTCTACGAGCTTGCGCGCGGCTTCAAAGTCTAGGCTCCGGTTCTCTATCGTATGGAAATGGTATTTCTTGTCCCGGTACAGCCGTCCTACCCACGTCCCTACGCCTGTCAGTGAGGTGCGGTATCCAAGGTTCAGACCGCGCCTGATGCTTTCCCAATACGGTTCGTTCTGATGCTTCAACTTGGCGCGTGCCGTCTTGCTTCTAATGTTTGCCTGCTTAGTCACGTGGACCCCCGTAGTCAGGCCCATAGTTTACCTGCGTCGCGTAAGTTTCGCGGAAGTCTGAATTTTCAGACGACAAGCCACGGAACCCTTGCCGGGGCCGGAAATCAGCTATTTTCCCCATTAAAACAACGGCCTAGACGATAAAAAAGCGTAGCCAACTTTCGCTGACTACGCTTTTTGTTGCCCTCGGTGGGCATGAATCGACCGAACATGGGATTCCTGAGAGATTGTCAAACTACTGTCACGAAAACGGGCGACATTGTACCGTTTTCGGTTGCGACGCGACGCGTGCACATGCACGCGCCGGGATTGGATACAACGTTTGGCGATTTAGGACTTTACAAGCGGCGTCACTCGCCGTAGAAGTTCTGCGCTCCCGCAAAATTGTCGAACTTCGTGTATTGGCCCAGGAACGTGAGCCGAACAGGACCGATCGGACCGTTACGCTGCTTGCCGATGATGATCTCGGCCGTGCCTTTGTCCGGGCTGTCCGGATTGTAGACCTCGTCGCGATAAATGAACAGGATCACGTCCGCATCCTGTTCGATTGCACCCGATTCGCGCAAATCCGACATCACCGGGCGCTTGTTCGGCCGCTGTTCGAGACCGCGGTTCAGCTGCGACAGCGCGATCACCGGCACGTCGAGTTCCTTGGCGAGGCTCTTCAGCGACCGCGAGATTTCCGAGATTTCGGTCGCGCGGTTCTCGCCCTGCGACGAACCCGACATCAGCTGCAGGTAGTCGACGATGATCAGGCCGAGCTTGCCGCACTGGCGCGCGAGACGCCGCGCGCGCGAGCGCAATTCCATCGGGTTCAGGCCGCCCGTCTCGTCGATGAAGAGCTGCGCCTCGCTCATCTTCTGCACCGCGTGCGTCAGCTTCGGCCAGTCCTCGTCGGTCAGCCGGCCGGTACGCATCCGGTGCTGGTCGAGCCGGCCAATCGAGCCGAGCATCCGCATCACGAGCTGGGTGCCCGGCATTTCCATCGAGAACACCGCGACCGGCAAGCCGTACTCGACCGCGACGTATTCGCCGATGTTCATCGAGAACGCGGTCTTGCCCATCGACGGGCGCCCCGCGACGATGATCAGCTCGCCGCCGTGCATCCCGGACGTCATCCGGTCGAGGTCGACGAAGCCGGTCGGCGTGCCGGTGACGTCGCTCGGGTTCGCGGTGTGATACAGCGTGTCGATCCGCTCGACGACCTGCGTGAGCAGCGGGCCGATCTCGAGAAAGCCCTGGTTGCCGCGCGCGCCCTCTTCGGCGATCGAGAACACCTTCGACTCGGCCTCGTCGAGCAGCTGGCGGACTTCCTTGCCCTGCGGGTTGAATGCGTCGGCCGAGATTTCGTCGGCGACCGACACGAGCCGGCGCAGCACCGCGCGGTCGCGCACGATTTCCGCGTAGCGCCGGATGTTCGCGGCGCTCGGCGTGTTCTGCGCGAGTGCGTTCAGGTAGGCGAGCCCGCCGACGTCTTCGGCCTTGCCGGACGTGGTCAGCGCTTCGTATACGGTCACGACGTCGGCCGGGCGCGTGGCCGCGATCAGCCGGCCGATGTGCTCGTAGATGATCCGGTGGTCGTAGCGATAGAAGTCGCCCTGCGACAGGAAGTCGGCGATCCGGTCCCATGCCGCGTTGTCGAGCAACAGGCCGCCGAGCACCGATTGCTCGGCTTCCACCGAATGCGGCGGGACTTTCAGCGATTCGATTTGGGGATCTTGCGGCGCGTTCAT